AATATGGCATATTGTGTGTTTGATGCAAGTGGTTCGATAATTGATTGGAATTTAGTTAATTTGATGGACAGAGAACCTATTATACAAACATGTACTATATTAAATACACCAAAAAATAAAAAGACATCTACAGTTGTATGTGGAAAAAAAGCCAGATATGAAAAAAATGGTTGTTGTTATTGTCAGATTCACGCCAAATCCTCTAGTTTTTTCATTCCAGATAAGATATGTTCTCCGAGTTCCATTAAAAAACTTAAAATAGATGAGCTACGTAAACTTGCTGCAGTCAGGTCTATTAGTATTATAGATACTGATACTAAACCGATTATTGTAACAAAAATAAATGCATTTTTTAATTATAATAATCTAGTGCCTATTATAAATAAAAAAACGAATGCTGGTACCGTGGATTTAGTATCTATTGGGCGTAATATGAAGAAAGAATTCCAAAAAATACTATCATTCAATGATCCAAAACATGTTATTGTGGAGAACCAAATATCACCTATTGCAACCCGAATGAAATCTATTCAGGGTATGTTAGCGCAATATTTTATTATGCAAAGTGATGATATTAATATAGAATTCTTATCCTCTGCTGGTAAATTAAAAGGACTTGAGAAACAAAATGAGAACCTAGATTCTGAATACCAACAACACAAAAAAGACGCAGTTTTCTATTGTCGTCGATTCTTAGAGATGGAACAATATTCTACATGGAAAGGAGTTTTAGATACAAAAAAAAAAGATGATTTAGCTGATTGTTTTTTACAAGGAATTCAATGGATGAAACGGAAAAATATAATATCATTCGCGTAGAACTTAAACATAATTTATGTATAGTAATAATAAAATGGAGGTGATTGATTTGAACCTAGATAACATAGCCCCGATCTCAATTAATGTTGAAGAAAATAAAAAAACAAATTTTGGATCTGGTATTGAATTCCTAATGAATGATAAGATGAAAAGTTCATCCATGTCGACTAATATTAATTTAGGAGAACTTGATAAATTAGAGGACGAACTAAATGAACTGTCGTCAATGAATATACCATCCGAAAATAAATCAATATTTAACTTTAGTAAAAGCGATTCACAACCAGATAGAACTGATTCCAAACTAGGAGGTGCAACCCTCGATAGTATAGGTAACACCAAGACGTGGGACGGGTTCTCTAAATTAAATGAGGTTCCTCTTGGAGATGGAAATAGAAGTGGAAGTGGAGATGGAATGGGATTAAACGAACGCGAAAAACGTCGTAAGAAACGTAATATGATTAAAAACTTGGAACATTGGCATGAGAAAGGTATCATTAAGAATGTTTCGCGTTTCACGATGGATTCAAGTTATGATGAGGTAGAGGACGAATATGAAGGTGCGCTCGAAGATAAACGCAAACGCGACGCAGTGAAGATGCAACGAAATTGGATGATTACAGCAATTAACACTATTGAATATGGAAATTCAATGTTCGATCCATTTGGCATATCACTGGATGGTTGGGGAGAGTCTATCAGTGAGGATATTGATAGTTATGACGAGATTTTTGAACAACTCCATGATAAATACAAAGGTGGTAAAATGAGTCCAGAATTAAGTATTTTAATGCGTCTTGGATTCAGCGCCAGTGTGGTACATTTTAGTAACAAGGCACTTTCAACTGCTACACCAGGGTTTAATGATGTTATCCGTCAGTCTCCAGAACTCATGCGGATGTTTACAAATGCAACGGTTGATTCGATGAAACAATCGTCTCCGGGTATGGCATTTGCAAGTGAACTATTAAACAATAATAAACCAACCACAATGAATCAACCTCCTCCTGTGCCAATGGAAACTCGAAATTTTGCAGCACCTCTACCGAGTGAACGTCCAGGAAATCAATTCATGCAGAATCGTCCAGATATAGATGCTGGACGCGGATCACAACCCCAATCTACTCGCCCTGAAATGACTGGTCCACGAAACATGGACATTGATAATATTTTATCGGGATTGAAGACAAAAAAAGTCGATATTTCAAATGACGATGACTCTGTTATCAGCATTGCAAGTTTGAATGATATGAATGGTTCAACCATGCCAAGAAAATCAACGAAACGTCGTAATAAATCTGACAAAAATATAATTTCATTGGATATTTAGATCGTTCAAATATATCCTTCAAAATTCAATAAGTAATCGCTTAGTATATACTTTTGAGTGTATTTCCTTATTTTTTTCAAACTGATCTGGTTCCTTATTACTTATATATTTATACATAACTAATAATAACACTAGGCATAGTGCTATTATTGCGACGACAATAATTATATGGAACATTTTTATTGGATACTATATATATAAAATCCAATAAAATACAATCAATTTTTATCTCTTGCGTGATTTTCCACCACGTAATGACATTTTTTTCTTCATCGTCTTACCTTTTCTTTTCTTTTTGTGCATTCCTGTAACACCAGCTGTATGCATAGTCTTCCAGGCGTCGTATTTTGGTCTGACATGACGAGACAATTCCATTGGAGGAATACTCTTGTTCTCTGCCTTGAGTCTTTCTTCAGCTAAAAATTCCATCCACGGATTACCCATTCTATAATATATACTATAAGTATATTTATTTTCAAATCAATGTCATTTCATGCAATACATATGCTAAAGGCTCAATCATAAAGTTTGAATCGGTACTTTATATTATATATTAGTGCCTATATAAACACATATTCGTATATAACTATTATCATGGACGATACATTTCTTACAATCGCCTTTTATTTGATGCATTTATATACAGTTATTCAACTATATCTCTATTCAATATGGATTTATTGTTTCGAAAATAGCATTATAGTTGAATTATGTCGCTCGTTAATATTCAAATTTAATTCACTTATTTATACTTATAAAATAGAACCAAACTACCCATATATTTGTATATGTGGCGATAAGAACGAAACTTATATGAATCTGGAACCAATATCTCAGACTGAAATAGCAAGCACATTAAATACCATCGCTTCCGGTCTAAATAAAATTCATGATTTGATTATCCTGCGAAATAACGACCAAATGTTTTCGCGTATATTTAAAGATACTGTTAACGACTACGATATTTCATTCATAAAAACACGCAAATACTTATTGAGCGTGGAATATACACACCCTGATATGTCAAACAGAATTGTGATTGAAATAGACCCTGCGTTATATTTAATAGGAAATGAAATTTTGTCATCACGATTTGTATTAAGATGTCTAGAATATCAAAATGAAAAATATGTATTTGATGACAGATATATATTACATATTATGGATTCGAAAATCAAATTATTTACCATCACATCGAGCGAATATATTTTAATTGGTAACATAGAATATGAAAAAAAGAGTATAAAGATATTATCTTAATATATACTACGGGAATATAAATGAATACACCCAAACCCCAAAATCAATTGCTTGGTAAATGGGATTTGTATTATCATTTACCACAGGATAAACAATGGGACTTGGGAAGTTACAAAGTTATAATGGGAAATATTCAAACAGTTAATGATACGATTGCTATTAATGAAGGTATATCGGAACATATAGTAAAATCATCAATGTTATTCGCGATGCGCGCTGGCATTACTCCAATGTGGGAAGACTCTAAGAATCGTAGTGGCGGTTGTTTCTCATTTAAAATAATCAATAAACATGTATATGAGGTGTGGAAGAGTTTATTTTATGCCATGTGCGGTGAGACACTTTGTGTAAATCGTAAACATAGCAAATTTATGAATGGAATTACCATTTCTCCGAAAAGGAGTTTTTGTATCGTAAAAATTTGGATGGAGAACTGTACATTACAAGACCCAAATATTATAATTGATATTGTAAATTTACAGAAAGAGGGGTGTATATTTAAGAAACACGCACCCGAATTTTAAGCAGCTCTATATTTTGTGTTACGGATCACATAAAATTGATTACATTTGTTTATTGTTGTAATCAAATAACAATAAACAAAATTAAAACAATGAATATATTATTAGTGCTTTTCGGGTGTCACGTGTTAGAACTTATGAATGACCGCGTTAGGTCTGCAATATTGTTCGCACAATTGTTTTCAAATGAAACTAGGGTTGATTGGTTTTTGTCGGGTGGTATTAAAAATTCGGATACGATATCTGAAGCGGCTCGCATGTCGCAAACTATATCAGAATTTAACGCGAATAACACATATAATTGGGATTTTGTATTAGATACACAATCCACAAACACAGCACAGAACGTATTTTATGTGAAAAAACATATTGAGGAGTCTCCGCAATATTCGGATGTATATTTTATCACTTCTGAATTTCACAGAAGACGCGCAAATGCAATAACACAATTGATTATGCCGAATAATGACGTGAAATGGATAACCGCACCGAAAAAACTACGAGATTCCGATTATTGGGAGAATATTCATATACACAATGTACCAAATGACGTTGCAAATGCTATTGCATACTTATAAATAATAAACAAACAAAAAAAAAATATCAAAAGATGCTTTTGAATATATGAGAGGCTCATATTTTTTTACGCATGGAAAATCATACGCGGTACATCTTTGGTATCATCAATTTCAAAAAAAACGTCCAATAATCACGATTTTTTCGAAATCATTTTTTTCAAATGGCGTAATACTCACTGGCGATATTTTTATTTCATTTTGATATATCGCTTTAATCTCTTTAAAACTATAACAATATTTATCTTCGAATTCCACAAAACGATCGTCTTCATCCCATTTTTCCAAAGTAATAACATTTTCGGTTCTGTTTTGTCCGCGTACTGAACGACAATCTTGTATTGATCTTGTATGAAGTGGTAATTGTATTTCATGAGATTCAGCTCCATTTATAGTAAGAAGATTAATGATATCAAACTCATCCCATATTAACGCCAAACTAAGCGGAGTATTACCATTTATATCCTTCACATTTATATTAGCTCCTTTTTCAATGAGAAATTTCACAATTTCTACATGACTCCATTTTACCGCCAAACTAAGCGGAGTATTACCATTTTCATTTTTAGATTCTATATTAGCTCCATTATCGATAAGATATTTCATAATTTCTAAATGACCTTTAATTGATACTAAATTAAGTGATGTATCACCGTATATACCCCGATAATTTATATTAGCTCCTTTTTCAATAAGAATTTTCACAATATCCAAATGACCGTAATAGGATGCCCAATTAAGCGGATTTGTGCCATTAGAATTTTTACATTCTATATCAGCTCCATTATCAATAAAAAATTGTGCAATATTTGAATAACCTCTTATTGATGCCCAACTCAGCGGAGTATCGCCACGCGAATTTACATTATTTATATTAGCTCCTTTTTCATATAGCAATTTCACAGCATTAAAATGACCATTGTATGATGCCCAACTCAGCGGAGTATCACCATTCGAATTTATATTATTTATATCAGAGTCGTTTTCAATCAGAATTTTGATAACATTAAAATGACCATTGTATGATGCCCAACTTAGCGGAGTGTCACCATCAGAACTTCTAATGTTTACAATAGATCCTCGTTCAATAAGAGCTTTCACTATATCTAAATGACCGTAGTATGATGCCCAACTTAGTGGATTAATACCATTATTACTTTTAGATTCTAAATCAGCTCCATTATCAATAAGAAATTGCACAACATTCAAATGACCTTTAATCGATGCCCAGCTAAGCGGAGTGTCCAGATTTTTATCCTTTTCTTCTATATTAGTTTTATTTTTGATGAGATATTGCACGATATCCAAATAACCATTCATTGATGCTAAAATCAACATAGTATCACCATTTGAATTTATATTACTTATATTAGCTCCATTTTCAGTAAGAAATTTCACAACCTTCAAATTGCCATTATATAACGCCCAATTAAGTGGTGTGTCGCCATCCAAATTCCTTGTATTTATATTAGATCCTTTTAGAATTAAAAATTCAGTAATTCCTATCTTGTTATTTTTTACTGCCAAACTAAGTGGGGTATTACCATTTATATCTTTACATTCTATATTAGCCCCTTTCATAATAAGAAGTTTCACAATATCAAAATAACCATTATCTGATGCACATATCAAAGAAGTATTATGATCTATATCTGTAGATTCTATATTAGCTCCATTTACAATAAGAAGTTGTACGATATCAAAATGTCCCTCGTCTGATGCACAAATAAGCGGAGTATTACCATTCTTATCTTTAGATTCTATATCAGCTCCATTTACAATAAGAAGTTTCACAATATCTAAATTACCATCCACTGATGCAAAACTAAGTGGCGTATTACCATTTATATCCTTAGCTTCTATATCAGCTCCTTTTGCAATAAGAATTTTCGCAATATCAGAATGATCGTCGAATAACGCACAAACAAGCGGAGTATTACCGTCTACATCTTTGCATTCTAGATGTGCCCCATTTTCAACTAACATTTTAACTGTGTCTAAATCACCTCTTAATACAGCTGAACTTAGTGGCGTATTACCAACTGAATCCTTAGCATTTATATTTTCTAAATTGCCTTCGGTTATAAAGAAAGAATCCATATTATATATCATACATATTTAATAATTATTTGTAATAACACTGTAATAGCAAGCCGATTTTTTACGCAAACTTAAATATTTGACTGCGTATAACAAGCTATTTATTATGCAATCAACCCAAAAATAATAATATCTAGTCATTCCTCATTATTTAACAGCATTGTTAGAGTCAGATTTTATAAAATGTAATAAACCTTGAACAATTTCCATTTTTTTTAAATCGTTTTTATCGAATAGTGAACGAGTATATGGTGAGAATTTAATTTGTCTTTCATGCATACTTCCCATTTCTATAAAACTGTAACAGAATTTATCCGATAAATTCATAAAACTATCATTTTCGTTCCATTTATCATAAGTAAATAAATTGCTGGTTCTTTTTTTCCCGTATTCTGATGGACAATCTGATATGAACTTTAATGTTAATCTTGATATCATTTCTTCGACAATATCAAAATGCCCCATCATTGATGCCCAAGTAAGCGGAGTATAACCATTATTGTTTACAGCATCTATATTAGCATTATTGTTAATAAGAAGTTTCACGATATCTATATGCCCGGATAATGATGCATAAATAAGCGGAGTATAACCATTTAGATTTTTACATTCTATATTAGCATTATTGTTAATAAGAAGTTCCACGATACTCAAATAACCTGACATTGAGACAAAAATAAGCGGAGAAGTTCCATATTTATCTTTAGATTCTATATTAGCTCCTTTTTCAATAAGAAATTTTACAACCTCGAAATCACCTGTAATTGACGCTAAAATAAGCGGAGTGCATCCATTTTTATCTGTAGATTCTATATCTGCTCCTTCTTCAATTAGTATTTTCGCAATTTCCAAATGACCTTCAACCGATGCTGAACTTAGCGGAGTATAACCATCCAAATCTCTCTCGTTTACATTACCCCCTTTTGCAATAAGAATTTTTACCATATCCAAATTACCTTTTTCAGAAGCTGAAATAAGCATATAACTGCCATATTTATCGTTAGATTCTATATTATCTTTTTTTACTATTACTTCATCACTGATTCCATTTTCCGAGTAATTCAATAATTCATTTAACATATTTTACAATATATTTACATTATTTCTTTATTGTTATTATAGTTCTTATATTCGGTCTTTAAGTAGGAAAATCGATAAGTGTTATAATTGTTGGGAAACAAAACATTATTAATAGGTTGAATTTTTTTTCGGACATTTATAAAATGTCCAAAAACCATTTAACCAACTTCAAAAATATGTGAAATAATCACTTCAAATCATAATGCTTTGAAAACTAAAAATAAAAATAATGATTGGCAGCATAATAAAAACAGTACAAATGTAAAATGCGGAAAATGGAAACAAATATATCTAATGATATATTAGATATATTTAGATGATTTATGGTGAAATTGTTTCCGCATTCCGCACGTGTTCATATTGCAACGTAATATGTAGTAGGAAAAATGACTGGGACCGTCATTTGTTGACTGCTAAACATAAGAAATGGAGTATTTTAGATGTTTCTTCATTTTCCGCAGAGACCGAAAAAACAATATATAATTGTAGTAAATGTAATTATAACTGCCACAAGCAGTCATTATGGGAAAAACATATACATACAAAAAAACATCGTGAGATAGAAATAGAATATCCAAAGCATAAATGTAAAAAATGTGATAAATCATATGACCGATATAACAGTTATTGGGCTCATGTGAAAAAATGTAAACCAGATGAATCTGAACATATTTCCATTATTCATAAATTAATTTCAGAAAACCAAGAATTACGTAGTTTTTTAATGGAACAGACTAAGAACACAAATGATCTTGTAAATAAGGCATTAGAAAGTTGTAAGTCTGCGAGTATAACAAACACCACTATCAATGGGAATTTAAATAAATTTAATATCCAAATATTTCTCAATGAGACGTGTAAAGATGCAATCAATTTTTCTGATTTCGTTAAGAATATTCAGATTTCATATGAAGACTTAGAGAACAATGCCCAACTAGGTTTTGTAAACGGTATATCCAAGATATTTTTAGATAATCTGAGACAATTAGATGTGTGTGAGCGTCCTATACATTGTACCGACTTGAAACGAGAAACCATATATATTAAAGATGAAGACGAATGGACTAAACAAATCGATGATACAAAATTACAAAAAGCCATACAAACTATTTCTTATAGGAGTATGGGAAAATTGTCAGAGTGGAAACAAAATAATCCAGATTATAAAGACTGCAACTCTGAATTCTCAAATAAATGTGTGAATATACACCGTAATACCATGGCAGGAAGTGACCGCGAGGTTTATTATCCGAAAGTGATACATCTCGTGGCTAGAGAATGTGTTGGATTCCGTCCACGAATTAGACCTATATCCGAATCGTGAATAATCACATAAAAAATATATTTGTTTGTTTACTAAATAATCAGCAAATAACTGTTTTATATAGTAATAGTAGTTCCATCATTTAAGCAGATGGTAAATCAGCCAAACACATACGAATCTCACCTAAACTAGCGACATCATATTTTACAATCAGTGGAAGGTCGTTTCCTAAATAAAGTTCCAATTGACTACATAACGGAGTGCATTTAATAAAATGACTGAGACTCTTGAGTGAAAACTCACCCTGAACCACAACTGATGCGTCTGGTTTATTGATGAACTCCATATATCCACCAGATTCGGACCTAAGAATACGTGAACTTGCAAAATCGCCTTCACATGAAAAAATCAAATCATTACCAACCGATTGGATCACAATCCGATCCGAAATTCCTGTTAGATCGCGAATAATTTTCTGGAAATCGGTAGTTGGCATATTTATAACAGTTGAGTATTCTACATCTGGAACAACAAATTCCTCTGTGTCAGGTTCAATTAAACGGAGCTTCTGATTGTATCGTTGCTTTATATCACCATTATCATATTGTAAACCTAAATGTGAAACTATACCATCATGATAATCGGATTTATCAATATAAATAGAAAGCGTATCATCGTTTGACATTGTGGAAATAACTTTGAAAAGATGGAGAGTATTCGCACATACAATTATCTTATCTGGGTCACAACGATATTTTTCGAAACGGTCAGCATGCAACATAACATTTACCAAGATTGTATGAGTTTTATCAAAGTTTATGATTCGCATACCCTGTTTAGTAAACGTAATAGATGCATCTGTAAGCACATCCTTGAGGGCGGTAATCATATTACGTATAGGCGACACTTGGACGCTATGAATTTCTAATACTTTATCCGAACTCATTATTATCTTAATACAGTGGGTAACTGTTTATATTGTTTTTTTTGGTCAGTTGAATAATTTATACTTTTTTTACTATCTGACAGGTTCCAACCATTCTATATTTTTGCCCTTGAAACGTCCGACCGCTGACAACATAGTATTGTTATCCTTTGCTGTCTCATAATTTTCCAGAGTATATATTTCATTATTCGCTTCATTATATACATATTTTTTATTACCGACTGTTAGGTTTCTAACTTTCACTTTGACTTCTTTGGTATCCAATTCAGGTTTCATATGTAAATCTTCTTCTATAGAAGGGTTTGAACTGAATGCATTCGATTTGATATTTCCGTATGTGTGGCATTTCAATTTATTACTTCCTATTCCTGCATAAGTGCTACAGTCAAATGCACTTTGTTTGACGTATGTTAGTAGTTGTTGATTGATTTTATTTTTGATACCAGCTGTTTCAAAAAGAGACTCATCTGTTGTAATGGGGTTACCATTTAATTTGGATACATCCTTCTCAATTAGCGTTTTATTTTCAGACGCTTTTAATTTTTCTATATTGAAAGTTGCCATATATAAAAACACTTTAACCGTGCGAAACTCCTCTGGTAATTTGGAATGACTGCATATTCTTCTAGCACGCCCAATAACTTGATCTACACGCACCATATGCCAATATGGTTCAACAATATGAACAAATCGCGTATCTTTCAAATTGATACCCTCTGCTCCAGAGGATGTAATCATTATAATTTTGATGATTTCGCCCATATGATTGTTCTCTGAAACACCTTCAAACTCTTTTGTAATTGTGCTTGGAACATATTCCCATTGACTATTATATATTTTAAGTAAAATGTCTTTTTCTTCTTCGCTCTCTGTCCCGGTATATAACATGAATTTAGGTTTGGCTTTATCTTCTTCTCTCTGGTCTATGTACCATTCATTTGCTGTTTTTTTCTTTATTTTAAACTGTGCATATCCGTTTGCTTCTAATATAATTTTCAGAAGACCTATACCTTCAACAGTCCTAAATTGACTATAAAGTAGATGTAATCCAACATTTATAGGATTTGAAATGTTCTCTAGAATCTTGGTGAATTTGGGACTGAACTTGATAAGTTTTGATGGAATTAAGAACTCGTCTGGTCTATCCGATAAATATTGCAATGCAATTTGAATACGTTCGTTATAATCGATTGAATTAGACTCAAATGCCCCCTCTTCTTCATCTTCTTCGTCCTCATTATCACTAGTTTTTTCTACATCTTCATCTTCTTCCTTCTTTTTTATAAACGGCATTGGACGCGATGGTGGATCTGGAAATGCGAAATTACAAGATGCACGAGAACGTATCCTATAAGATGATGTGGTACTAAACAATTCATCGCCTTTCTTTGCTTTCTTTTCATTTTTACGTCGCGAGGTTTCTTTGTTACGTTCTATCTCACGTATTTTCTCATATACGGAAAATTGGTAATCACTCATTTCAACTTTAACTTCTTCATAATCATGTTCTTCACCATTATCATCCTCCCATTTGATAAGAGACGGTAACAAACTATCTTGTGTATTTGGAAAGAATGAGGTCAATCCGAGAACACGACGAGTAAATAAATCACTATTTTTTATTATTGCATCGTCCGAATCAACAAACATACCCAGAAATGATTCCTTATCGTCTGGCAGGGCTTTATTCATGATTACTTTTATAGCGGATTCAATAACTTCTATTTTATCATTACTTAAAATTCGAATAATAGCCCTTTGGAAATCCGTATCGGATATATTACCAGTTTCATCCAAACGAACCCCTGAATATCCATCTGCGATTTTACCTGTTTTATTCGGTTTTTGTAAGTTGATAAATCCATATGGATTTCGCGTAACAGTCAATATCCCATTGCTATACGATATGTAATCATATGTATTGAAATTTGCGTTAGCAAACATACGGAGAATCGTTTCTGTAGTTACAGTGTCTTTTATTCGCAATTGGAAGGTCCAAGTTTTAATCGCACCTCGTAAAATATTGAATAGAATACCGATTTCATTTGGATAATTAATAATTGGCGTGCCTGTCATCATTACAATCTTAACATTGGTTGCTTTCATTAAATAATCGTATAAAATGTAGGAACTAGAATTCGGTTTTTTAATCTGGTTTACAATACGACTAACGAAATTATGAGCTTCGTCAATGAGAACAACTGTATTATCGAACGGATTTTCAGTATTATTATTAGATAATTCAGAGAATATCCTTTGGATATTAGGAGCATTATAGTGAATTTCCTTATATTTGTGTTGGATCATCTCATCTAATTGCGCGTCAATTGCATTCTGCTCGGATGTAGTGAGATCTGTGAAATTTGGAGATTTATTCACATCAACTAACCAAGCCCCCTTATATTTTTGTATATAAGTTGGTGAAATAGAAAGTGCATTTGATAGTAATTTCTCGTATTCTGGTTGTCCAACAATAGAAACAAACTCCCAATATTGGTTTTTACGATATAAATGATCTCCGCATTCCTTAAGTTGCGAAAAAAAGTTTTTACTCAAAGACGCAGGGGTCATGACAAATATTTTTTTGTCAGATTTCATACCTTCAGCAATTGCGATGGAAGTACATGTTTTTCCTGAACCAAGAGCATGGAGTAATAACAGACCACGATATGGTGTCATTAAATTTAGATAATCGCGCACTACTTTTTGATGCGTAAGCAACTCAAAATTAACTCCATCCGTTTTATCACAGGACACATTATCAGATGCAGCGAGAATCTCATCTCTGTACGGTTTGAATAATTTAGATAGTTTCTCAATAGTAATTTTACGATTGTTCATATAATAAGAGGATGCCTTGTGAATAATTTTACCAGTGGGTTTTGGTAAACGATTGTTCAATTTATTCTTACCAATTTTAACATTTGCAATAGGCACTTTAATAGTTGCTTCCTTAGAAATTACTATTTTTCTACCAGTAACTTTCTTTGCTTTTATTGGAATTTCAATATCTAATTTAGGTTGAGGTTCAAGTTGAGGTTCAAGTTGAGGTTCAATTACAGGACCAACTTTTGATTGAGTTTTAGTTATTACTTTTGGTTCCAATTCAGGTTCAGATTCATAGTCAGGTTCAGTTCTTTTTTGAATCACTCCAGTTAATATTCGCTTGCGAATTAATTCCCGATTTATATTATTAGTGGGATGTTTTCTCATATCTACGACTTGTATCGCATTTACGGTCTTTTTATTGTCCCCGTCCTTTTGCACTTCTTCACTCTCATCATTTTTTTTCTCTGTTTCATCTTCATATTTTCCAATCCGCACAGTGAAATCGGTTTTGGGTTTTAATACATGTTTTGGTTTTATTTCTAACAATGCTAAATAATCGCCCATTGTCTTATACATTTGACCTATATTCTTTTTACTAGAATCCAGACAAATTACGTATTGCAGCTTCACAAGATATTTGCTCTGCTTTCTTTTTAATCTTATGAATACCTTCTCCGAGGAAAACTAATATCTTACCCTTTTCTGACATATATTGGTGCAAATCGTTATATGTTCGAAATTGAGTGATCGGAACCGCTCCAGATATAGCTACACTATGAATCTGTTGTCCTAAACATAAATATACACCCATATGATACCCAGTGTCCGTGTTATGTTCTTGAGTTTCCAGATAATTAGGTGTTACTTTAAATTCCTTTTGGACCTTAACCTGTAATATGTTTTTATAATTATCATCATTTTGAATAAGACTAACCCAATCAACATGTCGTTCAAATATATTCTCTACAAATACTTGCACCATCTGAAACCCTGGACCTGATAGAAATAAATTTTTAAACCACCCATCTTCATCATTCACTGAAATGCGATTGTAATCAAGAAACATAGCACCAATGAATGCTTCAAATAAACAGCCTAGTTTTTTTAAGTTTGTTCGTGTCTGTTTAGACTCAGCATGCTTTGATAATATATACCATTTATTTAATCCCATTTCCATAGCCATTTTACCTATAGCTTCGTTTTTAACCAATGCTATTTTCTTTTCTGTCATGAATCCTTCATTCTCTTTAGGAAAACGCTTATATAAGTATAATTTAGTGATACATTCCAATACACCGTCACCTAAAAACTCTAGACGTTCATTTGATTTAGTATATAAGGGTAGACAATCAGATGGTTTAGGTGCAATTACGATATTATTTTGCACGTTCTCTAATTCGGGACGTCGAATATAAGAACGATGGATAAAAGCGCGTTTGTATAATTGAAAGTTGTGGATTTTCGCATTAATACCATATCGTATCAAAAACTTTTGTATTTCTTCCAATGGGATTTCTGTATTTAGGGGATTATACGGGTCAAATATATATGTTTCACCACCGTTAGTTTTTTTTTCTATTCGGATATCGTCGTCTGATATATTCATTTTTTTTAAAATGCAAGAAGGTTTTTAATACTATATATATGTATTATTTTATATAGATTCAATTTTAGGTATAATAAAAAAATATATTTATACTATATATAATGGTTCTTAGTACATCAACGAAATCGAGATACACCGATAGTATCACAAATCAAAACCAAGGAGGTGGGTCAAAGAAGGCTGGTATACCAGATGCTAAGAATGTTGCAATGAGAATTGCCTTCCAACAACGTGGATTACCACAACCTATGTCGGTAATGATGCTTCCATTATCATCTACTGTAAGAAGTAATCGTGGTATTGGTTGGAGATTTTTTCAAAGATAAACTATAAATAATAATATATTAGAGATATACTTATATATCTAATATAATGAAGGTAATTATCGATGAACGAGAACCTACTCTATACGAAAGATGTATTGAG